CATTTGTATGAACATTGTCAAATGCTGGGTTAAGAACAAACTTAACATTTGCCAAGAATGGGATTACATATGAAGTATATGCAAAACCAAAGTTCAAGTCCATACCTTTACCAGTGATTGCACCGATGTCAGCAGCCTGGATAAGAAGACCAGAAGAGATAGCCTCTTGTTTGATAGCCTCATTAACCATACGCATACCACCCATACCAGTTTGTACAACTAGGCTACGTTTTGGATCTGGACCTTGGAATTCAACTTTACCATTGAAGAAGTTGTAGATCTCAGAACGGAACAAGTCAAGTGTGAAGTTATTTTTGTTGTATACTCTTTTGAATGAGTTATCCAACTGCTTCCAAAGACCTACAGACAATCTAACATCATCTGGACCATCCTGACGTACTCTACCACCATGACCCCACATAAGGTAAGTCTCAATGTCAGTAGCAATTTTGCTCAAGTGAGCAGCTTCCATATTGGTCAAGAATGTTCTAGAAAGATCACCATTATCAAATGCTTTCTTAACTTTATCTTTACCCATTACTTTAATCATATCTTCTAAAGATGTGATTGATGGATCCATAGTTTTGTCAAATGTTCTCCAGATCTCAGTTACAGGAACTGTACCATCTGCATTCATACCACCTTTGATCATCAAGTCAGCACGGCTAGAGATAGAGTAGTGAACGTGAGCTTCTGCACCACCTACATAGTTGTAGAATTCACGGAAACCTGTGTTAGTAATGATGTCAGAGAATCTCTCACCATACTCACCACGTGCAGAACCTTTACGGAATACTTTAGTACCATTAGCAAGATACTTGCTATCAAGATACTTGTAGTTATCATTGTTTACTAACTGAACAGTATAGATATAACCATCACCTAAAGGAAGAATATCTTCTTGTGTGATGTACATCTCAACACCATTGTATTTGTCATAAGTGATGATATCACCATGTCCAAATTCTCTTTTGTTGAGTTTAATACGGAATGTAGTACCATCAACACCTTTGAAAGTATTTTCTGGTTCAATATCCTCAACTACATAAGGAAGGTCAATAGAGACAGGAGTCTGCCATCTGTATTCCCCACGTGCGTTATCAACCATGATAACATTTTTTCCACCAAATGATGACATTTGATAAAGAGGCATTTCAACCTTTTGGGACATAGCCCAAAGATCCACTGGACCCAAGTCCATTGGCTCTGCATCTTTCAGCATGTTCACCAAGTGGTAAGAATCCACATGGGAACTTGCGTTGTAAGCGGTATCCCTAAGGAATATACCATTGTTCATTACTGGAGTTGCCATTGTATATATTAATTTAAATTGTTACTAATTAAAATCTCTTGAACAGATTGTTCTGTCTTGAGAGTGTTCTTTGTTGTGGTTTTGAAGGTCTTCTTGGATCAACTTCATCTTGTACACTTGATGAGGCAATCTTTCTAGACTCTTCTGTTTTTAATTTTCTTACTGTATCTTCTACAGCTTTTTTGCTACCTATGTCTTTTACTTTTGACTTATACCCATCAGGGTCAGAAAGTAACCAAAGAGCTTCTGCAATTAAGTCATGTCTTGGTTCAACAAACTGATATTTCTCAAGTAAATGTCCAAGCATGTTAGTTTGCTTTCCTGATATAGAAGGATAGTTTGGTTGAACTAATCCAGCATATAACATACTCTGAACTTTTTTATCTAGCTTAATTCCTCCAAGCTCACCTACTGATAAAGTACTATATACATTATCTTGGTATGCTTTAGCTTGTTGTTGCTGTTGCTGTCTTAAAGTTTCTTGTTCTGCAAGTTTTCTAGCCATTACTTCTTCTTGCATTCTATCTAACTGCGGTTTAAACTGTTGAGCTTTTGCTTCTAGTTTACCCATATCAGCCCAGTCATTAATTTCAGCTTCAATCTCTTGTGGAGATCCAAATCTTTTAGCATACAAATATTGTCTTGCAATTTCTGCTTGATCATATTCATCTGCAGGATCTAGTTCTCTAATCTCTTCAATTTGAGCTAATGTTCTAAAAAGACCTTTAAGATCTTGACCACCATCAGCTACATATTTAGCAGCTGCTTGAAGTTCTTGAGGTAAAGCTTCAAAGAACTCTCTTGGAGTATCTTGTCTAATCTTATTCTCTCTTTCCTGAAAATTAGCTTCAAATAATTCTCTGAAGTCTTTAGTAGTATATTCTTCTAATGGTTTGTCATCATCAAAAGGAATAAGTGTACCTTCTTCAATCATCTTTAGAGCTAACTCAGAAAGACCAGACTTATCTACTTTTGGTCTTCCTTTGTTTCCAGTTTCCTCTTCTTGGCTGATCATATCATCCAATTGAGCAATTGCCTCATCTACTTCTTTAGCAGTGATCTGTTCACCAGCTTTATCTGAGTCATCAGACTTAGTTGCATTCTTGTCAAGGAACGTGGTGTCCACATCAGCTGGTTTAGAAAAAACTGATTTTGGACTATCATCATTGGAATCATCTGATGGTAGCATTACACTATCTGCACCAGGCATTCCAAATAACTCATCAATGTTTACATCTACTTGACCTACCGTTGTAGAGTCTTGTACCTCTTCAGGCTTTTTGTTGGTTTCTTCCATTACTGTTGGTTTTGGTTATACTTTAATATACACAATAAACTTCAAATATTTAAATAGTCAGATAAAATTTTTTGCAGTATATGGCTAAACTACTTCTTCTTCTCTGAAGATTTATCAAATTTGTTCTTGTTTTCTCTTGCAATTTGTAGTTGTTTATCTGCAATTTCTTTTTGTGCAGCTAGTTTTTCACGCTCAATTTGCAACTTTTGATTTTCTCTCAAGTTCTCATTAGCTTGTTTTTCTCTTTGTAAACTCATTTGTTCACCATACTGTTCTGACTGTCTAATCTTATCCATTTGGTCAACAAAGTCTGACTGCTGATTCTGATTAAAGTCTTGCATAGCTCCAAAGCCAGATGCTTTAATTTCTGCAACTAAAAGATCTCTTTGTCTATCTTTTTCTTTCTCAGCCATTGTAGCATCAATTTTCATTTGCTCAATTTGTTGTTGAGCCTGAATTTGTTGCTCTTGCATTTGTTGTGCTTGTTGCATTTCTTGCTGTTTCATCTGATCTTGTTTTTGCTCAGATGTTTTAAGAACCTTATTAAGTTCAGCAATAGAGTCTGATTGTACTACTTTACCTAAGTCATAGATAGAAGCGCCAGTAGTATTATTCTGCATAGCCATTTGTTTTAACTGTTCTAGAACAGCTCTATGGTTTGCAGTAGTACTAGCAAAAATATTTAAATCTCTCATAAGTAAATCTGTACCATTAATTTGGAAGTTTACTTTTTCATCTGCAGTTGTAAGATATGTAAGTCTGAGAGAAGGTTTAGTTGAATGATAATACTGTGCTAGGTCTGTACGCATTTGGTGCACTCTAGGCATCAGATAATCACAGTGCTGGATAAAGTATATCTCTGTTTGTGCATAAGATGCTGCAACAGCTTGTTCTACTCCGGTAGCAGTTTGTTGTGATAACTGTTGTCCCATCCTTTGTGGGTTAACACCAATTACTTCATATGCTTGTTGCTTAAAATAGTTAGCAAGTTGAATCCTTGACATGAGTCTGTTTGTTTGCTCAAGATCAAGTTTTTGGAAATGCTGGAAGTTTAATGCATTCTCTGTGTTTGCAATAGATGTGTCAAGAGGAAGAATCTGGAAGTTCTTCATTGCTACATAAGCTTTAGCATAGTTTCCTTTACCCCAGTCTTCTCCTAATGAATGTCTAGGTAAAGAGTTCTGGTCTAATAGAATTACTGTACCAAGTTCATCTACTAAGATGTCTGCAATCTGATTGTTTACAATGTTGTATCCAATCTGGTATGGTTTCATTAAATCAATAAGAGCAGTAGACTTAGTATTCCTATCTGAGAATACGGCACCTTCTACTGGAAGCTTACAACCATATAGTGTGCTATCTCCTTTAAACTGGAACTTAAGTGGACCTACATGGTTCTTATCAATACCAATATAAATTGGAGTAAAGCCACCAGGATTATTCATACCCCAGAATGAAGGAATGTTTGGTCCAATCTTAACACCACCCCAAGTTTCATTAATCCAGATCCAATCTATATGCTCTCCAAGAATTAAATTATCTTTAGTCTTATTCTTAAAAAGTTTAGTATCATATATTGGTTTCTCAGTTACCTTGTAATCTTCTGTAATAATCTCATTAATTACTTGACCCTCTTCAGTAACCTTGGTAAGGTGACCCACTTTTCTTTGAGACTTCCAATATACAGTACTTACTCTTAGCAAATAAGCAACCCCTTGGTCATAGTAATCTTCTCCTTCAGATAAGATATAATTTATAATATCTCCACCATCATATACTGATCCAGCCATTGCTGTTGTATATTGTCTATATGCAAGAGATGGCATGTTAGTATTCCAATCATGAGACTTAGTAGCATCATAGAATGTACCATCATTCTGATAACCTCCTGTTGTATAACCAGCAGATCTAATAGGGTATATAGCTTCTAATGCAGCTAACTGCTCTTCATCCATAATATAACCAAACTTATCAATGACATCAGCTGCTGTCATCATATCAGTTTTTCCAACCCATTGAGCTTGGGAAATATATCTAGCATCAGGAGATTTATGGTAGAATGTAATTACAGGATTCCAAAGTTCTACTTCATAATCATCTTCTCTCATTTGAAAATGCCAGAACTCTCTATCTGTAATAAGTGAATCTCTAAAACCTCTTTCTTCTAACTCATCCATTCTAAATCTTTCCACATCTACTTTATGCTGATGTGTGGCCCATTCTTCTACCATAGACCTATAGTCTTTTTTAAAGAATGATTCAATTTCTGGGAGAGTTTTTAAATTTTCAGGAGACATTTGTTGCTGCACTTCTTCAGATTCAAAGTCAGCACCTTGTGCTAATAATGCAGCACTAAGTTTTACTTGAGCATCAGAAAGAAGAGTTTCTTCTACCATCTTTCTTTTTTGTTCTAGCATCTCATTGTATGAGAACTCATCAACAGCTCTATATGTAAGTTTAGTAGATCTTTTAGCAAACTCTGCTACAAGTACATTTACCACATTAGGAATGATAGGATAGAACTTAAGTTCTAATGCAGATACATCTTCTTTAGTTAATGTTTCTATAATATCACTGTATTCATTGTTTTCTTCTACAATATAGTCTGTTCTATCAATGATACCTTTAGCAAGCTTATAGTTCTTCATTAGCCTGCGAGCATTTCTACGGATTTGTTTTAATCCCTGCCACTCAATCCAGTCTAAGTTCCAAGCAGCCCATTCTGCATCTTTATCTTTAGATGAAATAAACTGTAATGGTTGGGTAATACTACCCATCCTATTTTGCTCAACCTTAGCACCTTTTTTAAGTTGTAAAGCATTATATACTTGCATATTCTTTATTTAAGGTTTCTAAAAGCAGATCTTTTAAAAACTTGACCGTTAACAACTTTAGAGCCACCTCCCATATGACGGAAAGGACTCCTATTTAATTTAAACAAATTTTCTGACTTTTGCAAGTTTTTGGAAGCATCGTCCATTATAACTCTTTTAGAATAACCCCTATTAGCTTGCTGTATTCTCATGAATGCTACTAGTGCAGCAAATGATACAAGTCTATCCACGTTGACTCCATCAGCATACTCTTGCATTTCTTTTAACAACATTGGATCTGGAATACGTTCTATACCATATTTGGTTCTTACAACAGTACCATCTGTTTTAGTTTCTATATCAAGTTCTTCTTTACAATACTCAATAGTATAACTTAACAAGTGTGCTTTAAATAATGTACCCGTGTTCTTCCAACCATACTCCTGGAATACATTTGCATTAGAACCTAGATCTTTTAGGAACATAATCTGACTCTTAGGTACAAGGTATCTTTGTTTTTTTCTTGATATCATATACTGGATAAATAATGAGATGTTATTCTCAATTACTGTCCAAGCATTATACCATTCTATAATTAACTCTAGTCTCTGGTGAGTTTTATTAATATCATCAAATCTACCACACCAAGCAGCTACAATCTTATCTGGTTCTATGTATGTTTCTGTTTCTCCTAGTGTTACTTTAGTAACTTCCACAGGAGCTTTCATAATATAAATAGAACAGAGTGATTCTGATGTTGTTGTTTTACCTTCTGACACAGGGTCAATAGAAGCATAGTACTGACCAAAGGTTGGATCTTTGATTGGTCTTTCCCATACAACAAGTACTCCTGTTTTATCTTCTAACTTTTTAGGTACTGGAAATTCTCTAATTGGTAGTTTCTCTGTACTTCTTACAGCAGCTTTACCATTTTCATCTGCATAAATATCTAGATACTCATAAGCATATTCTTTCTCTTCAATTCTTCTTTGCTGTGCAGCAACCAAGTGTGTAGGAAATAATGATACAGATCTATGTGCAAATGCTTCTTTAATGTTTCTAGGGTGCTGAGAAATCCTTAACTGATAATCTTCTGGATTAAGTTCTTTCTTCCATTGCTCAAATTGTTTATCTAGAGCTATAAGAGCTTCTTCTACAAGAGAGTTACCAAAGTCATCAATATAGGGAGGCATTGACCATTGCTCAGGAATAAACAATCCTGACATACCAATAGTACCTTTCTCATCAATAAGGTCAGTTTCAACTGCATAAATATCTTTTGAAAGTGGATTCAAGATCATGTCTCTTAATGGTTCACATTGAGACAAGTCACCCACAGATCCTGCTGCAATGAACATACCTGTAGTAACCATACCTGATCTCATGGCTGGGCGCATATACTCATATGTTTGATCCATTTTTGGTGCAATACCAGCTTCCTCATGGAAGAAGTATTTTACCGGACCCCCTACACCATTTGTTGGATCTTTCTCAAATGACATACCTTGTATGGTACCTTTGAGACCAACCTCTGTTTTTCTATCTCCTTTTCTTACCTCAATCTTCTGTTGCCACATCATTACCTTGTCTGGAGACATAGGTCTATACCATGCTGTATGTTCATTTAAGAATGCGGCATATTCCTGTAAAAATTTCCAGGAACCTTTTTCATTAATATAGTCTTTTAGTGATGCACCAATCTTAAGAGTAACCCCTGCTTCAAACCATTGTTGATTTATAAGTTTACCCATATGATAATAAGAAGATGCAATCTGACGTTTCTTTAGAATACCTACATGTTTGTAGTTTAACTCTGCTAGTAACTCATAAAGAGCCATGTGATACTGAGCATCACGTATCTTGGCAAATCCAAATTTTTGTAGTTCTTTATCAAAAATTGGTAAAAAGTTTAACCACATATAGTACTCTCTTGCAAGAAACCATGTGTTAGTACTATCTTTTACAATTATACCTTTTCTACATTTTTGCTTTTGATCATCCCAATAATTTACAAAGTCTTTAGATTTGAAGGGGGCTGTGCAATATACACCATCTCTTCTGAACTTATCTGACTCTGATATAAATATTTTATTAGTAGTGTCATTGAAGCCGTACTTACCAGGTTCTTTGAAAACTCCAAATATAAAGTTGTTGAAGTCCTCTCTGGAATCAAAACTTGTGGTTGTCCATTGTCCATTGTCATAGGTTGGTATGTCTTGATAAATTTCACTCATAGTTATTGGTCATACGCCATTCCAATTCCACCTCTTACTTTGCTTGATTGCTCATCTTGAAGATCTTTGTATACTCCTTTAAATGATGCTCTAATCTGGTCAAAGTTCTTAGCTGCAGCTACAAGAGAGTTAATATTACCATCTCTACCTGCAGTAATAGTTGTAGTCTCCATATATCTAGCTAATCTATCTAACATAGATGCCATACCTTTGTATGCTCTAGATGTAGGAGTCTCATACATTCTTTGGCAGAATAACAAAGCAGTATGTATATCATCATCCTCTGTAGAGAATTCTGCTTCTATTTCTTTCAGTATAATATGTTCTTTATCTACTTCTGGTGTGTGAAAGAATGGATTCATATCCGGATTAGGACATGTCATATAGAAGAGATATAGATACACTTTAAGATAATCTTCTGGATAGTTATCCATTACATCTTTAAGTGCCTTTAAAGTATAGCAATGTTCCGTAGGAATTACTTTACCATTCTGAACATCAAATAGTCTTACAATCATGCAAAGGGGTTTTCAGTTTTTGGTTTTGATTTTATACCTAATATATTCTTTAAACCATCTATAAAACCTGTAGCTAAATAATGGTGATGATATAATAAACTCTCATTTCTACAGACAATAAATCCAGTTGGTAAATAAACATCTGGATTTTTAGGATCTTCACAACTCTTAGATTTATTCTTTAAAGGCTTAAGATAACATAATAACTTACCTTTATATCTAAATAATACAATTCCTTTATAAGCCAATATCTTATTACGACCTGGATAATTAGGGTTGACTTCTCTTATTTCATAAAATACCATAATTACTTCTTTTTAATTAAGTGTGGGTGATCTTTCATAAAGTTAATTACTGCAATAACCTCATCATAAAGATAAGGAACTACCATTGGGATAACTTCCTTTACCATAGGTTCACCATTAGCATCTAATTTAGCAACAGGATATCCATATTGATCTTCACCATCTGTTTCAAAAGTAATATGATGAATAAATATCTTACCTGGTTGTAACTTAGGGTTATGCTTTAATATAATATACATATAAACACTGAGCTGTAAAGCATAGTGATTAAAGTTGCAGTCATCTAAATGCTGTACTGGGTCAAGCATTTTTTCTGACATACCTTCCCAGTTCTTAAAAGATTCTGTCTTAATCTCTTTATTAGTTTTGTAGTCAATGATATTTACTCTACCATTGACTACTTCAACTAAATCGGATTGGCCACATAAGCCTGCTGACTTAAGATAGACCATATGTTCAGGGTACACGCCTGGATCTAATTTTTGTGAAGGAGCAATTTTTAAACCATTAGGTTCTTCAAATGGTTTAAATACTGGAACAGTAACACCTTCTCTTTCAATAGATGCTAATGAGCATAAGTCAGTTTCTCTTTGGTTATGATAAAATGTACCAAGTGTGGTAGCTCTATTAGCTTCATTATCCCATATCTGTACAATAGTTTTGGGATCAATTCCATACCATTTTGATCTCTTGCTTTTAGTTACTCTTTCTGCTACTTTTTTTGCATCAAAAGGTTTCTTTAAACTTGAGATCAATGTTGTTACACTAGTCCATTTGATCTGATCATTTGGATCTACACTAACATAACTGTGATCATCTGCATTAAATACTATACTCATAATTAGGCATTTTGAATAATAGAATCAGCTAATGTTCTTGCAGCCTCATCTTCTGACATTATCATCTTTTTAATATTACTTATTTCTTCTTGATTAAATGTACCTTTAAGAGCAAGTAAATCTAACTTCATCAATTTATTTTCTTTTCTAAGTGTATTTATTTCATCACTTAGTGCGTCAAGAGTTTCTTTTAAACTAACACCTTTAGAAGTTATAGTATCCCAAACAGAATGAGAAGATAAAGTATCATTAGGATCACTAAAAATAATCTTTGATTCACCAACAATTATTTTAGAACTTGGATTAGTACCAATATTAAGATTATTAGAACTAGAAATATTACCTACGTTTAATTTAAAAGACATAATATTAATCTTTAAGATTATCTAGTTTATCTTCCTCTTCTTCTGTAGCAATTGCTTGCCATTTGCCAAGTGGGCATTCGGAAGAAAGAGATCTTGTTTTAAAAGCTAATGAGCAACCACATTCATTACAACATGGTGCTGTACCTTTTACTGCACATTTCTTTCCTTTACTAGGACATTCATCACAGACATCAAATCTCATACGGGCAACATCTTCTACAAACTCATCTCTAATTACTGAGTTTTTAATGCCTTCAATGATTTTAGTCTTGTTTTCCCAAATTGCTTTTAATGCTGCTTTCATTTTTCTTTTCTCTAAATTTTTTTCTTTCTTCTTTAACTGCCAACATTTTCTGTTGTATATTTTTTAAAAGAACTAATCTTTCTTCTAAAACTTTTTTAAAGTGATAACCTCTAAAAGTACTCTCATCTTGTACTTTAAGTACTTTCTCAGTCTTTTCAATTCCTCTTTCTACAGTTGATATCTTTACAATAAATTGACCTAATCCAGAAATATCAATTCTTGGATGAGCAATACCTATCATATTTTGTTTAACTGCTTTATAGTAATATTCTACTACATCTTGCACAAGTGCCTCTGAAAGATTCTGTTCCTCTGCTAATTGTTTGTATAGATCTTTAGTTTTCTTGGGAACCATCTCCTAAAAATTTATAATCTAATAGTATAGTTCCTTCAGCTTGAATTTTTAAATCTGGATTTACAGAAACTAGTTTTTTATTTTTAATAACAAGACCATTCTTCTCAGCCTTATTAATACAGTTTCTTACAGTCTGTGGTGATTTAAAAATCCAGTCTTCTTCTGCAGAAGCATCATAACAAAAATGTGTTAATTCAATAGGCTGATTAAATTTAAGTAATGTCAAGCAATTAAGATCAGAGTCACTCATAGCAATTTTATTTATGTAGCAGTGAGTAAGGATTTGAAATTTAACAATATCCCACTTGGGCATTTTAACCCTTTTCTGAACTTGATTTACTAGGGCCATTTATTCTTTTTTAAGTTTTCTTTTTGGATGCTCTGTAATAGATTCTTCTTGCTCTGATTCTTGTTCTGCTTCTTGTTGAGCTTGAGCCATCATTGCATATTGCATCTGAATATTAGTTCTCTTGAATCTAGCTTCATCAATCTTAAGAAGTGTTTCTTCATACTTAAGTTGTGCTTCTAGATAAGGTAATGACTCAGTATAAAACTGAAGCATGTTTTCTTTTTGAGCAGCCAACTCTTCAGCTGTAAACTCTCTTTCTTGTTGGTTTTCCATAACTATTAATTTATTGGTTTATAACAAATATACAAAATAAGTTTAAATGTATATTGTTTAAATAAAAAATCCAGGCACTATAAGCACCTGGATCTTAATGGATTCATTAAAGTTAGCACCAACTACCTGGACCTCCGCATTTAGATTTTCTATATGTAGGGGTATGACTACCTTTTCCTACACTATGTACTGCATTTCTAACAGCTCTTTTAACTTTTCTCCAACCTCTTTTAAGATCGTTTCCTAAATCAGCATTAGCTGCTGTTTCTGATTGACCACCCATTTCATAACTTTTCATAGAACGGATCATAGGTTTTGGTCCTCCTTTTTGCATTGATTTACAATATGCCATAGCATCTGTAGCTCCTCTAAGTCCTTTTGAATTTTTCATTTTATCTATTTTTAATTGTAAAGTTTAAGATAGTAAGTAAGTAAAAGCTTCTGGAGATATCAATTTCAACAGAGAATACATCAATAAAAGATACTCTCAACTTAATTGCAAACTTATCCCATTGCTTTGTATAACTATCCCAGCCGTTTCTGAACTTCATAACTTATTATTTAAGTGGAAGATATTTAGTAGCACCACCTGCTTTAACTGCTTTAAGAATTTGCTTACGTTGTGCACCATCAGAGTTATAAGATACGTGTACCCAATCAGGATTGGCATCTGTTCCAAACTCCCAAATAAGTTGGTCAAAGTTTAAGTTTGCCTTAATGAAGTCAAAGATTTGTTTGTTGGTAATTGCTGTACCATCCATGTCAATATCAATAGCTTCACCTTTACAATGTTGTGAACTAGAACTTCCTCCTACTGCTTTATTTAATGCAGCAGAGCGGTATCCTGAACTTAAATGAATAGGTGCACCAAAATGGTCACGGATTGGTTGAAAGATGTTCTCAGCCAATTTTTTAAAGTTCTCAATATGCTCTGGTGTAGGCATGTTGCTAATTCCTCTTCTTTTTGCAGTCTCACTTCTTGTTACTTCTGCAAGTGCTAAATTTTTACTTAATTGCATTGTGTTTGTTTTATATGATTAATCTACTACTTCTTCTTCTGAAGTTTCTTCTTTCTTTGCTTTGTTCTTCAAGCTCATGATGCGTCCGGCAGTTGTGATACCAAATGCACCTAATGTAAGTAACATGAATCCATCAAAGATAAATTCTTTAATAATTAGTTCATTACCAATAATACCAGTAATTACATCTGTCATTAGTACAAATACCATTGCAAAGAATGATATAACTCCTACAAATGCTTGTTCATTGATTTCATTATTGTCTGAGATCAACTCTCTAAAAAACTTTTTCATAATTTAAAAATATTTAGTTTAGGTCTTTTTGGTTTTACAATATCAGTGTGCCAACCAACAGGCGGTTCTTTTTCTTCTTTATTATTAGGACAATCTTCTGTTCTTTTGTAGAACATAATGTCACCTGTATAGTCATCTTTTCTGACAACATAATCAGAGAGATCTACAGCTACTACTTCCTTATTACTATAAGAATAGTATATCCAACTTCCTTCTTTTGCTCTTTCAACCAACCATCCTCTGATAGTATCAAGCTTATCCTCACGCACAATCTGAGTTTCTATGATGGTTCTGTACTCAGTGTACTTGGATGTGTAAAAAACTAATAAAGTATCTCTTAATGAAATAATAGAATCTTTTACTTTTGTTTCTTGTTTGAACTGTGCAATCTTAGCTTTCTGGCTATCAAAAATAGCATTGATTGTATCAGCCTGTGCTTTGGTAAGAATGACAACAGAGTCACCATCAATCACCGTCTGAAGTGGGTAGCGTGATTGGCTGAAACTCAAACTGCTTACCACTAGACTGCTTACGAACAATATCCTTTTCATTTGCCAGTTCTTTTTTAATATCTTTTACTACAGATCTTGTACTATCTAAATCTCCAATTACTTCTGAAACCATGTTCTCAAGGTTAGCTTTATCTTCTGTCAACTCTTGGTTTTCAGCTTTTAATTGGTTTACACTTGTAGTAAGTTTCTTATTTGCTGTTGTAAGTTGTTTATTCTCTCCGGTAAGTTGTATGTTATCTTTTACAACAACAACATGCTCATTACCACTAGAAAATATTTGTATTACTACAATGGTAATAAACAATGCTCCAACTATAAGAAGTTTCTTTTTCATTTTTTTGTTTTACCAAATAGCATCAACACAGTTTCTTTTAGACTTTTTGAGCTCTCAGTACTTTCCTCTAGTTTCTTTTCTAGATCATCTCTGTAATCACCCTCTAACTCTTCTACTCTTGCTTTCAAATCTTCTTCACTCTTAAGAAGCTTATTTAAAAACATCCAGCATAAATAACCCAGTGCTAAAACAGCAAAGCCTAATACCCCGTACTGTGTTAATACCTCAAAGGGACCAAATGACATTATTTCTTAGTTTTTCTCTTTACTACTTTCTTTTCTTCAAGCTCCTCTTTCATCTTCTTGTTATCATCAAGATGTCTCTTGATAAATAACCAAGCAACATAACCAAGGGCTAATACTGCTAATCCTAGAGGACCGTAGTCTGCTAGTTGTCCAAATACACCAAAGTCTGGTGCCGTTGTTTCTACTGCTGTTGTATCCATTATCTTTGTAATATTAGTTGTTTAACTGCATCAGATAATTCAGAAACACTCTTAGCTAAGTTTTTAATCTCAAGTTGAGTCTGTTCCTGAATGGCCTGATATTTTAATCTTGATTCTTGTTCTACAAGTTCAATTTTTCCTTTTAGTTTACCTAGACTTTCTGTATTGTTTCTAACATCTGTATGAATCATTCTAAGAAAGTATCCAAGAACTCCTGTTACTGCAATCAGTCCCCATTGTATAAGCTGTGAAATTTCCATTATTTTATAATTAATCCTGTAGTTAATATTCCATTCAGTATAAAAGAGATGTTTCTTTGTCTCTTTAGTTTCTTGATATCAAAAGCCTGGGCCGTGATAATAGTATCCTTACTATTGATAATATATCTCTGAGCTTGGATAATTGTGTCTTGGTTTTTAATTATAAGATCTTTTTCCTTGTCTCTTTTATATAAGACATGGATCATAGTATCCTGTATCTGGATAATATTAAAAGTATCTTTAGCATTCTTAACTGAATCTAACTGAGAATGCAGATCAAATAAACCTGCATTTAATTCTGAAATAATCTTGTTACTATTATCTATTAATTTACCTTTTTCTCTAATTACAGTTTCCTTACCTTCTATTCTTTTTTCTATAATAGTTTTAGAAGATGATGGGAATATTTCTTTGCTTGGCTTAAATA